CTGGAGCATCAACCGCATTTATTTTCTTGATTTATTTGGAAATCTTATTGCTGAATAAGTAAATATTCTAAGAGAGGGACTTGACTCCCTCTCTTTTTTTATGTATAATTACCTTTGTCGAGGTTGATAAAAATGGATGTAGAAAAGCTTAAAGTGATTGTTAGAAACCTTGAATCTCTGGTAGAATGTCTAAAGTCAGAGATTTATTCTGAACCTAAAGATCCTCACTATGAGGAAGTTAAAAGATTCCTAACTGATTATGATGAAGTGTTTTACGACGAAGAAGATTAAGGAGAATAAATGAAACCTATTAAAGCAAAAGACCTACTGGAACTTGATAAGAATCTTGAAGTTGCTATGCTTCAGTGTTATCCACTTCCTGAACAAGTTGTTTATCAAGCAGGTAAGAATGACTATTCAGAGACTCCGATTCAGAACCAAAAGATCCCATCTCCTTCTGAATGTGGCAAATGGGCAGTAGAACGTCTCCTAAGCAATGAGAAAGGGCACTGGGGACCTCTAGAACACCCCTCAATCACGTTTTCGGTCTCTGGGTATGTTCATAACGTTGCGATGCAAGCAAGGACCCATAGAGTCGGAGTAAGCTTTGATGTTCAATCCCAAAGATATACTGGAAAGAGGGTCATTAAAGTTGCAAGTGGGGAACTAAAACCAGAAGATGTATTCTTTGTTCGTCCTCCTGGTTTCTATACCAATCGTTATGGTAAGAAGTATGATTGGACTCAAGAAGATTACCAAGACGAACTTGATTGGATTCTAGAAGGATGTAAGCGTTATGCCGCAAAGTATGAAAAGGGAATGTGTGAAGAACACATTAGGGATTATCTTGCACAAGCAATTCGTCAGAACTTTGTGGTTTCTTTTAACCTACGCTCTGTTCTTCACTTTATGGATTTGCGAGCAAAGATGGACGCACAACTAGAGATTCAAGCATTGTGTGAGCAGATTGCTCCTCACCTTGAGAGATGGTCTCCAAATGTGTGGAAGTATTATGAGGAGAAGCGACTACATAGAGCAAGACTTTCTCCCTGAGGTTTTATGAAGAGTTGGTGTTTAAAAGATCATCTAACAGGACACATCTTTAAAGTTATTCTTACTGAAGATGATCTTCAAAAATACTTAAAAGATAGTCCGGATATTCAAGAGTGTATTGACTGCATTGAATGTGAAGATGCTCCGTCACTAACACTTGAATAAATACTCCCATATACTATGGAGGAATAAAGTTGGCAACTTATCCAGTTTATAATAAGGTCACTGGGGAACAAAAAGAGATTGTTCTCAGTGTTCATGAATGGGATCAATGGAAAAAAGATAATCCAGAATGGGATAGGGATTGGAGTGATCCATCAACTTGTCCAGCATCTGGAGAAATAGGTGAAGTTTATGATAAATTAAAGAAGTCTCATCCCGGATGGAATGATGTCTTGCATCGTGCAAGCAAAATGCCAGGGTCAAAAGTAAAACCAGTTTAATTTTTTATATGGCAAGAAGAAAAAGAGTAGATGATCAACCGATTGGTGTTGGTATGACGGCGAGACAAATAAAGAGAAAGAAACCAATCAGTACTGATTTGGTGAGAGATGTTGAACCTCTCACCGAAAATCAAAAGCTTTTATTCAAAGCATATGAATCAGGACAAAACATCGTTGCTTACGGTGCAGCAGGTACGGGTAAAACATTCATCACTCTCTATAATGCACTTCAAGAAGTTTTAGATGAAAGGTCTCCTTACGAAAAAATTTATATCGTTAGGTCTCTTGTAGCAACCCGCGAGATTGGATTTCTTCCAGGAGATCATGAAGATAAGTCTTCTCTTTATCAAATTCCATATAAGAATATGGTAAAGTACATGTTTAATATGCCAGATGACCCATCTTTTGAGATGCTCTATGGAAACCTTAAGACTCAAGGTACGATTAGTTTTTGGAGTACTTCTTTTATTCGCGGAACTACTCTAGACAAAGCAATTATTATTGTTGATGAATTTCAGAATCTTAACTTCCATGAATTGGATTCTATTATTACTCGGGTTGGTGAAGATAGTAAGATTATGTTCTGTGGTGATGCCACTCAAAGTGATTTGATTAAAACTAATGAGAAGAATGGTATTATTGATTTTATGAAGATTCTTCGTATAATGCCATCATTTGATATTATTGAATTTGGTATTGAAGATATTGTTCGTTCTGGATTAGTTAAAGAGTATATTGTAGCAAAAACTGAATTGAATCTATGACATTTATTCATCATAATTACTTAGGTGATATTGAACTAGAATGTAAGACAACAGAAAGCATCCGTCTCTATAATCTACTTAATGGGGACTGGGTGCCTTCTATTACTTCTGTAACTTCTTTTTATAATCGTCAGATTTTTATTGATTGGCGTAAGAGAGTTGGTCTTGAAGAAGCAAATCGAATCACTAAAAAAGCAACAGCAAGAGGAACTGACTTTCACCAAGTATGCCAAGATTATCTTGAAAATAAAGAGTTGAACTGGGATGATTATCAACTCTTAACAAAACACATGTTTCATCATGCTAAACCATACCTAGATAAGATAAATAATATTCATGCAATTGAAAGAACTCTTTATTCAGAGTACTTGGGACTTGCGGGGAGAGTTGATTGTATTGCAGAATATGAAGGAGAACTTGCAGTTATTGACTTTAAGACTTCAGAGAAAATAAAACCAGAAAAGTGGATTGAAAACTATTTTGTACAAGAAACATTTTATGCTGCGGCATACTATGAACTAACTGGAAAAGTAGTTGAAAAACTCATTACATTGATGGTCACTCCTGGTGGAGAAGTAAAAGTGTTTGACAAAAGGAATAAAGGAGACTATATTAAACTATTAGTTCGTTACATTAAAGAATTTGTACATCACAATACTGGGTCAAATGGAGAATGAGTTAGAAAAAGCACTTGAAAATAAATTCATTTCTTCTGCAAAATTTTCTGAAGAAATTGAAAAAATAGTATCAAGTCAAAAAATTAATTACATTGATGCAATAGTATTTTATTGTGAAGAAAACACTATTGATTTAGAATCTATTCCTAAACTTATATCAAAACCTTTGAAAGAGAAGATTAAATATGAGGCGATGGAACTTAACTTTCTCAAAAAAACCTCCCGAGCAAAACTAATTTTTTAATGATGCCATACGATGCTTACCGTGAATACCTTGCTCTGAAAAATCATTTTACTAAAGATAGTTATGATTATTTTAAATATAATAAAAAGGTAAGAGCAACAGTTCAATCTTTCTATAAACGTAAGGACAGGTTCTGGTTCGAAAAATTAGCAAGGCAAAAATCAGAGCAAGAAGTAGTAGAATTTTTTGTTGCTAATTTTGCATCTTGTCCCGATCCAGAAACTCTTTGGATAGGTGAAATGATTAAAGAAGGTGAAGAAAGATATCAAACCTGGCAAAGGAAGGTTCAATCTCTTTCTTATGTCTTTAAAGAAGAAAGTCAGTCTTTATTCGAAGAAAACAAATTTGATGATGTCTTCAATTGCTCAAAGGGGCATCCTCCACTTCTTAAAAAATTTTTGAGTGATAAAGTATCACTAGAAACAATGGTTCTTTATGATAAAATTTTTAATTATTCAAAGAACTTTGATAAAAAACTCCAAGATCCAGTTTGGGAAACTGTAAGTCGTCGGATTAAAAAATATAATCCATTTATTCAAATAGATATATTTAAATATAAAAAAATTTTAAAGAACGTTATTTTGGAGGATAAATGAGTTTTTTTAAATCAGAAGTTGTTCGTTCAGAAATGACTGAAATTGCAAAACTTCAAGAACATATTTACGGAAACATTTTTAAGTTTCCTACAATGACTAAAGAAGAAAAACTTGAGCACGTTGAAGTTCTTGAAAAACTTTTAGAAAAACAAAAGGTTCTTTATACTCGTTTGAGTTTATCTGATGACCCAGAAGCAATTGAGATGAAAGAACGTGTGACAGAATCTGCTGTTATGATGGGAATGCCAAAAGGAACTGATATGAATATTATTTTGAATAATATGTCTAAAATGCTTGAGGTTATGAAAGAACAGATTGACAAAACAGGTTCTGACTGCTAGAATATGTTGGGCTAGACAATCCCTTAAGCAAAGTCACAAAAGCCAAATACAATTTATAAAGGTAATCTAAATGTCTTTTGAATCTCTTAAAAAACAATCTTCTCTTGGTTCTCTTACACAAAAACTTGTGAAAGAGGTTGAAAAAATGAGTGCTACTACTTCTGGTGGTGCCGATGAACGTTTGTGGAAACCTGAGATGGGAAAGGATGGAGTAGGATCTGCAGTGATTCGGTTTCTTCCTGCACCTGAAGGAGAAGAACTTCCTTGGGCAAAAATGTATTCTCACGCTTTCCAAGGACCTGGTGGATGGTATATTGAAAATTCCTTGACTACTATTGGTCAAAAAGATCCTCTTGGTGAATATAACCGAGAACTTTGGAATACTGGATCTGAAACGAATAAAGAAATTGTTCGTAAGCAAAAGCGTAAGCTTAACTATTACAGCAATATTTACGTTGTAAAGGATCCTGCAAATCCTCAAAATGAAGGAAAAGTTTTTCTCTTTAAGTATGGTAAGAAAATCTTTGATAAAATTATGGAAGCAATGCAACCAGAATTTGAGGATGAAACTCCTATCAATCCTTTTGACTTCTGGCAAGGTGCAAACTTTAAACTTAAAATTGTCAAGAAAGATGGATATTGGAACTATGACAAGTCAGAGTTTGATCGAGTTGCACCACTGTTGGATGATGATGATGCTCTTGAATCCATCTGGAAGAAGCAGTATTCGCTAGCAGCAATTACTGCCCCTGATCAATTCAAGTCTTATGACGAACTTGAGCGTCGTATGAATATGGTTCTCGGTGTTAAAAATTCTTCTCCTACTCACTCTCGTGCAGTAGTTGAACAGGAAGATGACCTTGAAGAATTTGTTCAAACTCCAACGTCTCAAGATCGTGTCGTAGAAGAATTGGAACAATCTTATGCTCGTTCAAAGACTCCTTCTCTTCCTAAAATTTCTTCCGATGATGATGACGAAGACGATGCACTTTCGTACTTCCAAAAACTGGTTGATAGTTGATTATAGATAAATTCTAATATTATCTGCAGTCTTTAAGGTTTCGGTTTTAAATTGACCGGAACCTTTTTCGTATTTCATAATATCATCCATATCATCAATAATAATATTCAAATATTTTGGTTTAAGTAAAAATATATTTCTTTTATTCTCTTCATTTTTTTCTTCATATTCGTAATTAGTCACTCCAATTACTGAATTTAATTCAACAACATTTTCTGTTAGATTATCATAATAAGATATAGAAAAATCTTCTTCTACTTGTATGCCTGCTTTTAGGATAGTTACACCTGAACTATTTTTAATTTCGGTTGTTTCGTAGTGGTGAATATCATTGTAAATTCTATTGTAAGTATCTAATTCACTATCTCCTGGAATACCATATTTCTCAAACAAATATCTATCAAAAGATTCTTGTGTTAATGGCCATTCTGTTTGAATATTGATAATATTATTAGATAAAAGAACTATCCAATCTAAATTGGAATCTCCATAAAAATCAAAAGAAACATTATCTGGTCTATCATTACCTATTATTTTATATTTGTCAAAGAAAACTAGATTATCAATTATATCACTTCTTATTTTACCTTTTTTAAAAAAGTTTTTAACTTGGATATAGTCTCCAATTTTTGAATTTGGTAATCTATTTACATATTCAAAATTTGGAACTTTTCTAAAATACTGATTTGCCATTTTAGTAACCTATATTAGTATCTATTGATTTTCCATCAAGGTTTCCATAGTCATCATTAAATATTGGTTCAAGTTCTTGGAATTGCATACTAATTTCATAAGAAGTCATCATACCATCAGCAAAGGTCATATAATTTCCTTCAGGAGTATAATTCACAGTAAAAGATTGTAAAGCACACTCTTTTATTAGATTTAAATACGAATGATCTTTAGTTTTATGTAGATATTGGATCTTAAATGTATGAGGTGCTTTTAAGAATAATTGAGATTGTGTTCTTTGTACCGCCATACCTTGTTTAAAAAATCTTATAATTTGGCGGATTTGATCTCTGTCTTTGATGCCTCTTGCAGATAGTTTAAATGTGAATGAAAAAGGTCTTAGTGTTGGACCGGAGAACAATAATTCCATATTGGGGTTTTGAATTGCCCCTTGAGTTCTTGAAAGAATATTTGATGCACCTATTGCGTTTTGGGTAAAAAATGCCCTTGATAAATTTTGTACATCTCCCGAATTTTGAGTTATTCTATTAATAATATTTCCTGTAGTTTCTGCTCCAGCCTCTGCTCCCCCAGTAATTATTGAATCTGCAATTCCTGCGAGATTTGCCTGTAATGGAGTTATTGTATCACCTCCCCACGTAACAGAGTTTGTATCACTAATTCCTCCAGGTATCGGTAGATATACATTTCCTATTATTCTTTCATTCCAAGATTTTCTTTGCTCAAAACCACCTAATCCTTCATTTGCTGCTTTATCTATTTTTTTTGGTACATATTCCAACATATTAAATTTTATTACATCTTGGTGTTCAATTTGAAGATCTGCAGGATAACTTAAATTTTTTGGAAAAGATCTTCTTGACAATGTTTTTGATTTTTCTAATTCTTCACCTAAAGCACGTTGAGATTCTTCTGTATTTACTGTATCTGGTGCCTGGTTTTTGGTACTTGCCGCTAACTGTTTTTGGTCTTCATTTGATAATGGTTGGGCTGCTTTTTGTGCAGAACTTGAAATTGCGTTTTGAGTATCTGTTTTTAAAGCACCTTCTTTTAGAGATTTTTGTGCATCAGCGCCAAAAATAGGTTTTCCATCTATCCCATTTTTGAAAGTCCAACTAGCACCTCCATTGGAAGTTTCTGCTGCCTGAACAAAATTTTTTATTAATGTAGTTGAATTGTTATAAGCAATATATGATTTTTGTGTTCCCGCAATTAATTTTCCGTTATTATCTACTTGATATTCGGTTTGAACATAATATTCTAATGGGGTTCCTTGAGATCCGACTTTTGTGATAGATGGTTTGCTTTCTATCAATACTCTTCTTGCCATTAAAATTTATCTCCATTTTGAATGGGAATAATTATCTCAATTTTTTGTAGAGTATGAGACATTTATATTGATAGGAGTTTTTTATTTATTTAGTAAGGAATTTTGCATAAGGAATTGAAAGCATTTCATCAAGCTCTTCATATCTAACAATATGGAGTTTTCCTGCAACTTCTTGCCAGGTGTATTGTCTATATTTTCTCCAATGAAAATTAATTCCCCTAAATCCCCAGGGTTCTATTGAGGTGCAGGCAATTAATGGGTGTTGATCATATCTAAGATTTGGTGTTTTTGCATTGTATATAAATGTATAAAATTTTCCTACTTCTGGATATAATGCTTCTTCTTTTAATACATCTATAATAATTATCATCAAGTCTTCAGGATCATTTGATCCTTCTTTACCAATTCTTTTTCTAATCTCTCTCATCCTTGGAGGTATATTGAGATATTGCCCAAAACCTTCTGCCATTTAGAATAAATCTTCTTCTGTGATTATTTTAAATTCTACCATTCTATCCGCACACCATTCTTTTGCTGCGCTCCATTTTGCTTGATTTATCGCATAGGTTTTACATTCGTGCAGATATGATTTTGTCACTCTTGATCTTTGTTTGGGTGGAAGAGTTTGTTTTTTTGGCTTTACTTCAACCACATATGTTTTTATGTTTCCAGAGTCTTCTTTTACTTTAATTAAGTAATCTGGAAAATATCTATGCACACGATTATCTACAGGAGATATGTAATTTACGCAAAATTCTTCTGATGCCCAAGATATAATACTTGGGTTGTTATCGCACCAATAACAAAACTTCCTTTCCCAATTACTTCTGCAGATTATATTTGAAGGATCACCTTTATATTTTTCAGGATATGATGGTTTGTATTTGCTTTTAATACTTTCTGCCATTATCCTTACTACATAATATATACGATTAAAAATATTTATAAATGGCAATTTCTACGCCAAAACCAAGAAACGTATCTGAAATAAAAAGTGCTATATTGCAACCTGCAACTACTTCGCACTATGATCTTTTTCTTTCAGTTCCTACTCCTCTATCAACAATAATGAGTAAAAACGGAGTGAATTTTGGCATCATTCAGGATAAACTTCAACTTGCTTGTAGTGAGGCCACTTTACCTGGTTCTTCTTTAGCAACTCTTGAAATTAATAATGATTATACAGGAGTTACTGAAAGACACGCATATCGTAGAATATATGATGATAGAATAGATTTAACTTTTTATGTTGATACTTCTTATACTGCGATTAGATTTTTTGAAACTTGGATTAAATTTATTATGAATGAGAGTATTTCTGGTGGCCCTAATAATGCTCCAGTAGGACTTAAATCTCCAAATTTCTATTACACTACTAGATACCCGGAAGAATATCAATCACAGTTTAGTATTGTTAAATTTGAAAAAGATTATAAAACAAAACTTACTTATACATTTTTAAAGGCATATCCAATTAGTATATCTTCTATGCCTATTTCTTATGATTCTTCTTCTTTACTTAAATGTACTATTTCTTTTGCATACACTAGATATTTCGTTGAAGAACTTAATGGATCTCCTCCTCCAACTAATGAACAAAATCCCCAGTCTTCTCTAAATAATCCACTAGAACAAGCAGGATTTAATGTTGCCGCTTATCAGGGATTAATTAATCCAGAATTTGGTGTAGATACCACTGGGGGAATAGGTCTTCAAAATGCTTTATCTTCTGGAAACTCTCTTCAAGTTTTTGAAGGTGAAGAAATTATCGGTGCAGTGAATTCTAATTCTCGTTTTGTTGAATCTGGACTTCCTTATGTTGGTAGGAATATTGGTCCATTAGCACGATAAATAATCACACCTGAAAAAATTATAGGACATTATGCCTTTACCAAAGATTTCTGCACCAACTTATGAACTTGAGTTGCCATCAACTGGAGAAAAAATTCAATATAGACCTTTTTTAGTTAAGGAAGAAAAATTACTTGTTATTGCTTTAGAGAGTGAAGATATTAAGCAAATTACAACAGCAATTAAAACTGTTATAAAGAATTGTATCTTAACCAAAAATATTAAAGTAGAAGCATTGCCAACTTTTGATATTGAATATTTGTTCCTAAATGTTCGTGGTAAATCTGTTGGAGAAGAACTTGAAGTTAATATTATTTGTCCAGATGATAATGAAACTCAAGTTCCTGTAAAGATAAATCTTGATGATATCAAAGTTCAGAAAAATGAAAATCATACAAATAGAATTAAACTTGATGATTCTATTATGATGGAAATGAAGTATCCTTCTCTAGATCAATTTATTAAAAATAATTTTGATTTTAGTGAAAAAAATGCAATGGATCAATCGTTTGAACTAATTGCATCTTGTATTGGTACAATTTTTACTGAAGAAGAAGTCTGGACAACATCTGATGTGACTAAAAAAGAAATGAATGACTTTTTAGAATCAATGAATTCTTCTCAATTTAAAGATATTGAAAAGTTTTTTGAAACAATGCCGAAACTTTCTCATACAATTAAAGTTGTAAATCCAAAAACTAATGTTGAAAGTGAAGTTGTTCTAGAAGGGTTAGCATCTTTTTTCGGGTGAGTATGGTCCATATGGATCTTGAAAATTACTTCAAACTTAATTTTTCGTTGATGCAATATCATAAATATTCATTATGGGAAATTGAGAATATGATTCCCTGGGAAAGGGATATCTATGTTGGATTATTGCAACAGCATCTTGAGGAAGAAGAGTTAAAACAAAAACAGCAGATGAGCAATGCCCAATTCTAAAGCAATAAATGCTTCTAAATTTTTTGGTAAGGATAGGTATGAACATTACCTAAATGAACTCCTTACAGAAAATACTATTGGTGGGCAAAAATTATCCAAGCAAGAATTAAAAGAAGGTTTTTCTAAAAGAAAAAATAAAATAAGTTTTGAGAAATTTATTGATAAAATTGTAAGTACAAAAACTGCAAAAACATCTGTTGCTTTTTCTGGGAAAGGTCCTCCCTCTTCACCTGCTGCAAGTGGTGGAAATGGAAATAGAAAAGGTTCTCTTGTACGATCTTCCTCTAATCAGATTCAAAAATACATAGGAATTTCGCAAAAAACTGGAGAAGGTGTAGAAGAAAATATATCTGCAATTGTAAAGTCTGTAATTTCAATTGCAGATATTGTTGCAAAACAAAAGAAAATATCAGATGATGCTTCTGCTTATGAAAAAAGAAAATCAGAACAAGAGAAAAGAGGACTTACTGAAAGTAAGTTAGAAAAAAGATTTGAAGGTTTAAGAAAAGCAGCAGAAAAAATAATTGCTCCAGTAAAATCTTTACTAGATAAAATTCTTCAATTTTTTACTACGGTAATACTTGGAAGAATTGTTTATAAACTTGTAGAATGGTTGGGCGACCCCAATAATGCTAATAAAGTTAAGTCTATAATTAGATTTTTGGGTGATTGGGGTCCAGCAATTCTTGGTGGATTTATTTTATTTGGAACAAAGTTTGGAAAAAGTATTAGGGTACTAACAAATATTGCATTATCGGGAATTGCAAAACTTGCAAAATCAATTCCTGCTCTCTTAAGATTTGCAAAAAGTAATCCAAAAACTGCTCTTGCAGTCGCTGCAGGTGGATATGCTGCAACTCAACTTGCACAAAGAGCATTTAGTGGTGAGGAGCAGAAAGTTGAAGGACGTGCTGGTGGAGGAGTTATAAGCACTCCAAAGTTTTCTGGTGGAGGGTTTAATTTTTCTGGGTTATTGGGAGGTGCTAGAAATTTCTTTAATGGAATGGTAAGTGGTGAAAAGGGAGTAGATAAAATTCCTGCTTGGTTAAGCGACGGTGAGTTTGTAATGTCTCGTGGTGCTGTTCAGAAGTATGGTGTTGATACTCTGGAAGCAATGAATGCTGCTGGTGGTGGAACAAATAAACCTACCTTTAAAAGTGAATCTGTTTATGCTGCTGGAGGAGGATTGGTTGGTGATATACCTCTTTATTCTACTTATGGCGCAAATCCTAATGATGATGCTCTCAGAAGTGCTGCGAGAGTTTTTAGACAATATGGAACAGAAGAGGACCTATTTAAGGCATTTAAAAAATTAAATGGAGTTCCTGATTTTGAAAAAATGGTTGGTGGTGAAAATAATTTTTCTAGAATATTTGAAGGGCATCACGGCGCTGATGATGCTCTTGATGCTATTCGTCAATCTGTAGCAGATAAAATAAAAGCAGTTAATAATCCACAACCAGGATCAGTAACAAAATCAATATCAGCGTTACAGAATGCCGAAAATATATTATCAGAGCAAATCAAAAGTAATAGATCTTCTTTAAGAGAAACTGGATATAGAATGGGCACAAGACCAACTCCACAATCAAGATTTAGACCTGGAGATTTTAGAAGACTTTCTTCATTGCAAAATAGATTTAATTACAATTCATTTAGAGGTCAATCAAGTCCTCTTTCTCCTGATTATTTCTTAAGAGGTCAATCAAGTCCTCTTCGTATGACACCACCAACACCCACAAATAGTGGTATTGCTCCTTATACTGGTGGAGGACTTGCTAGAACTAAAGTTCCTGGTGGATTTGGTAATCTTAAATCTTTTGGTCTTGAACTTTTGTTAAATTATTTAATGCAAAGTGGATTAGATTATGTGGAAGCAAAGAGACTTGCTTCTAGTATTGAAAAGGCAAGAAAAGAAACTCCAGAAAAACTTACAAGCAGAATAGAAAAATTAAGAGAACTTGTAGATAAAGAGGAAAGATACCAAAAAAGTTTTGGTGGAATATTAGATAAAGTTATTAAGATGGGGGGAGAGACTGGTTCAGAGAGATTATCAAGACAGGCAAGAACAATGTTGGGCGGATTGGGCGCTAATGCATATCAAGGTGGTGCAATCAAAGGTGGTTATGGATTGAAGCAGCAGTCTTTTAAAGATATGCCTAAAACCCAAATAATGTCGGATGATAAAGGAAAACCTTTTGTTGGTTATAAAGCAATGAGAGGAGGTAAAGTTGTTTATGTTAGAGGACCTCAATCTGGTCAGGGAACATCTAACCCACTTGAAGCACTTGGAAGAATGATAAATCCTGGTGCGTATAAAAATATTGATGCTATTAATGCAAGAAAGAAATACGAGGAAGCATCTAAAGGAAATATTTCTTCACTAAAAGCAAGAGGTGCAACACAAGCAAATATTGCAAAAAAACAAGCAGAATTAAATAAAAGAAAACCAGTATCTCCACCAATAAAACAAAAACCAAAAGTAGTAGTTGCTGGTGGTGGAATGGGAGGTAGGAGAGGTAGTGGAAGTAATCCATCCACTTCAAAAGTGCCTAATTTTAACGCTTCTACAAAAGGAATGCGTTCAAAACAAGAAACTCTTGGATTAATGAGGTAAGATAAATGGCGATTAATCCTCAAAAGTTTTTACCTTCTTCAAAAGAAGGAGCACTAACAAAAATTAATAAGAGTATTGTTCAAACATCTTCAATTGGATTTTCTAATAAAACAATTAATAATTTTAGTATCGTTAGAGTTAAAGTTATTCAAATAGAAGATATTCTAAAAGGATCATTAGCATTAGAAAAGAAAAAATTAACTGAAGAAAAAAAGAAAGATAGTTCTAAAAGACGTGAAAAAATAGAAGAAAAATTAGAAACAAAACCAAAAGCAGAATCAGGTAAAATAAAAATGCCCAGTCTGCCTAGAATGGGATTCTTGGATTGGGTAAAGAACTTTATTGGTAATGTTATTCTTGGATATTTTGCGGTTAGATTGGTAGATCATCTACCTAAAATAATTCCTATTGTTAAATTTTTAGGAAAAGCAACTGATTTGATTCTTGGTCTTGGTGGAAAACTTTTAGATGGTCTTGTCACTTTTGTTGATTGGGGATATAAAGCTGTTGATTTTAGTCGTGGTTTAGTAGGAAAAACTTTTGGTGAAGATGCATTAAAGAACTTTGACAAACTTACAAGTGAGTTCCAAAAGTTTATGAACCTTGCCATCATTGTTGGAATGGCAAGTGCTGATTTTGGAATGGATCGCCTGAAGAGTAGAGGTGCAGAAAAGGCAGCAAAAAAAGGAGCAGGAACAATTGGTGGAAGAGGTGTTGGTAGAGCAGCAACAAGAGCTGCTGCCCGTGTTGGTGGAAAGGGTGCTGCAAAATTAACTACAAAAGTTGGTTCTAAAGCACTTAAAGCAGTTCCATTTTTAGGAGCTGGACTTGCTATTGTTGAAGGTATAATGAGAATTCGTGATGGTGATTATGTAGGTGGATTGCTTTCTTTTGGAACTGCTATTCCTGTTGCGGGATGGGCATTTTTAGCACTTGATATTGCTCGTGAGTTTATGGGTGGGAAAGAGTTTGATAAATCAGTTGGAGGAGCATTTAGTGGAAATTCTGGATTAACTGATAAGCAAGTTCAAAAGAGAACACCTCGTTTTTCTGGACCTTCAATCGTCACCGGACTTGCTAATGGGGGATTAACCCGAAGTGGAAAAAGGCAAGGAAGGGTAAGAAGAAAATTAACAAGTTCTAAAAAAGGAAAATATAAAAGAGCATTGGCACCTAAAAAACCAGGAAGGGTTGATGTAAATTCTCCTGGTTCTGCTATTGGAGGAGAGGAAAAAATATTAGGAATATTCCCAAAACCAAAACTTCCTGATGTTATGAATCCATTTAAAGTGATTGAGAATTTTGCAAAAAATACCACTGGTAGTGATTATTTTGGTCCAATTTTTGGAATTGCTTCCAAGTACTTGCTAGGACAAAAACCAACACAGCAGGACTATAAAAATGTCGGTTTGGGTATTAATATGTTGGTTGCTAAGGGTATAGATGACGGCAAATTGAAGGGAGGTCTTGTTGCTGCATTTGCTGAAGGTGGATTTGTTGATCCAAAAACACTGGATGCTATTTCTCAAGGTGGTGATATTAGTGATTGGGTTGCAAAGGCTTTTAAAGATGCAACAGAAACAAATGCCCAAAAAACTTTGAGAGAACTACAGAAAAATTTGAATCTTAAGAAACCTGGAGATGAAAAAACACCACCAAGTCCTGATGATATGGGAGAAGGTGCTGGTGTTCAGGTTTCTAGTGATAGTGAAGATTTTTGGTTACTTGCAACTGCAGCAATGTTTGAAAATTCCAATCCACAGGGTGCTGCTGACGTTGCTCAAGTAATTTATAATAGAACGCAATATCCAGCTTGGAATGCTCCTAATATTAGAAAGGCAATATTAAATCCTGGTCAATTTCAACCAGTTCGTCAGTATGGTGGAACAAATGCTTGGGCAGCAATTAAAACAAAAGAAGATGCACTTCGTTTTTCAAAAACTCACGGTAAGACTCAAGAACAATTAGAGAGAGTTGCAGCTGCACTTTTAGATAAATCAAGGCAAAATGATGCTAGGTCTTTTGTTGGACCAAGAGACAGTTTTAGAGCTGAAGCATACGAAAGGGCAAATAATCATCTTGCAAATGAAACTGAAAAAACAAGGCATGGGCACACTTTTGGATTTGAACCTGGTGGTGCAATGATAGGACAATTTAAAGCAGGTAAATTAAGTGCTGCTGTTGTTAATGAAAACATAAGAGGAAATGTTAGTTTAAAACCAGGTGATGGTAAATTTATCCAAGGAAATTCTGGAAGATCTGGAGGAACTCACTTTCACATTGGAACAAATAAACCTGGGGATGGTTCTGGTGTAGCAGCTGCCGGATTTAATGTGATTAAAAATTTCTTAGGTAAAAAATCAGTTTATGTTGGAAGATCTGGAGAAACCATACCTGCAGGTGCTACAGATGAACAAATACGAGGATATATTGCTAGAGGACAAAGAGCACACGCTACTAGAGGTAGAGGACCAACGGAACTAGACCTTCAAATAGGTGGAACTGGTGCCGGAAATAAAGTTGCTTTTCCACTAGCATTGAAGGGAATGAAATATAGTGCAACTGATGGATATGGAGTTTCTGCTGATATTGTTGGGACTAATGCATTTGTCGGACACGGTAGATACAAGCCAGATGGAACACTTGCTCCACAACAAAAGTTAGTATTGAGTTCGGGTGCTCCTGATTTCTATGCATTCAGAGGAAAATCTTTTGGTATTGTTCCTAAAGGCGGATTGAGATTAACTCTTCACGATGGGGAAATGTTTAAGGTTATTGATAAAGATTCTGTAAATCTACTTGGATATGATCTCACAAAAGAAATCATTGATATTGAAAATCAATCTCAACTTATAACAAAAGCACCGTCAATCATTGAAAAATTAAAAGTAATTTCTGGATACACTGATTATGAACAACCTTATTCAAAACCAGAAGTTGTTTATGTTCCTACTATAATTCGTGAAGAAGATTATGACTCCTTTGGTTCGTCTGGAAGTTTAGTGTCAATTGTTGATGGAGAAGAGTCTGATCCATTTGATTCTCTTTATGTTGGTAGTTAAATATAATTAAGAGGTAATAACAAATGGTAAATTTAATAGCAACTAAATCTGCTGAACCATCTTATATTCAAAGACTGGATGTAGTTTCTAATAAGGATCAAAGTAAAACCGCTAGTATCGTGAATGGTGCTATTCGCCTAATGTATTATGAAAGTATTCTTCAAGATAGTATTAAAGCAACTTATACTTTTGCTGATACTGGAAATTCAGTTGATGATAAGACTGTGGTTGATGGTTTGCCCATTGTTGGTCAAGAAAAAGTATATTTGAAATTTACTGATAATAATGAAATCACTTTAGATTTGGTCCTTTATGTAAATAAAGTTTCCCCAATTTCAGAAGATACTACAAAATCTATGATTCAGTTGGAATTGGTTTCTAAAGAATTTATTATGAATGAAAAGGTTAGATTAAATGAAAGATTTGATGGTAAGATTTCAGATCATATTAAAAAAATTTTGACGGACCAAAAATATCTTGCAACAAATAAAAATTTAGATATAGAGGAAACTTCTAATAACTATAATTTTATTGGAAATAATAGAAAACCTTATTATGCTATGAATTGGTTATCTAAAAAATCTGTGCCTAATTTTTCTGAAGCAAGTGGAAATACTGCTGGATATTTTTTCTTTGAAACCACAGAAGGATTTAAATTTAAGTCTATAGATTCCTTATTAAGTCAAGAAAAGAAAAAGTCTATTATATTCAATCAAACTCCAGATTCTAGAGGAGATAATATTCCTTCTGGGTATGATGTCAAAGCACTTGATTATTATAAAGATAATCGGGTTGATGTTCAAGAAAAATTAAAGATGGGGGCATTTTCTACTCGTACAGTTTTATTTGATCCATTTAGTTGTTATTATGAAGTCATTACTCCTAATGCAAAAGAAAAGGAACAATCTTTAAAGTTAGGTGGGAAAGAACTTCCTACTTTAAATCCGGAATTTAACAAAGAGGGTAACAACAAAGAGTTTTCCAGAACTACTTATTATTTGTTGGATAAGGGAACTTTACCATCTGGAAATTCTCAACAACAAATTAGTAAATCTAAGGAAGAAAATTTTGAATATAAAAATATATTAAATCAATCTATAATGAGATATAATCAACTATTTTCTTTGAAAAGTACAATCACAATACCTGGAGACTTTTCTT